GTCATCAACTATAGACATGATTAGTTTGTTATCATCAAGCTCATCATTTTTACGAAAACTGAGGGGTGCGCGTTCTCCCTCACTCCTAACATTTCTAATGTAATCTGCTACAGTGTAAATAATAGCATCTAAAAGTTCCTCTTTGGCCATATCTAGCCAGGAGTCTGTAGGTGTCCCCCAAGTTCGCGTGTCATCATTCACTCTCACACCGTGATTATAACGTTTCAACCCGAGCTTTAACCGCTCGGTTAATTCCTCTCGGACGGGCATTTGAATTAATATTAGCCCTAAACTTTAACCAATATTTCCGGTAATCGTCGATTCCCTTTTTAGATATTTTACCCTTTTTATTGTTGAGTATATAGTTTGCCAGTGCCAACTTGAAATTATTCTTCAAATTGTATGGAACACCTGTCACGTTCGTGTTATTCATGAGGTACCTCTTCTCAAGATTTCTCTTTCTTTGCATCTTCCACTGACTCACGAGTCTTCGTTTAATTTCATTGATATCGCGTTTGAAAGGTATACCTAACGCATTCTTCTTTCTATTCAGTTTGTTAATTTCATTTTGAACCACCTTTACATCATTGTTGAGATTAGGTTTGTATCTTTTCATCCATGTAACACCAAAATATTTGGCGAGATCATTGCGAATAGAATTTTCATTGAGCCGTCTTTTCATCTCTATGTTATTTATCTTCAATTGTCGATTCATCGCATTAATGGCATTCTTGGCATTCTTCTGCTCTTGTCTGATTGCCCTCGGGGACGGGGGTTTAACAACTGGCTTAGCGGCTATATTATTACGAGCCTTTTCAATCTTCTTACATAAACTGAGTTTAGTGTCCTTTTTGTCGTAAGGAATCTTCATGGCTTTACATATCAGTTCAAGATTAGGCTTAGAATATTGGTCACATATTTTTCGCCCGATCCGGAAGTTCTTAGTATTTACCTTTCCGGTGATGGCTACATTTTTACCCTTGGTAGTGTTTTTGAATGTGACTGTCTTTTTCTTGTTTAATTTTTTGATCTTCTCACAGATCTCTTTACGCGTTCCAAATTTACCCACCACTCCTAACTTCTTAGCTAAATCTATGAGTTCGGGTTTGGGCATCCGTTCACACCTTGTACTGTTTATGTTCAACGCAGAAACCTGTGTGGTGTTTAATATCTTCTTCTTTGTCGTCTTGGCCTTGGCCTTGGCCTTGGCCTTGGCTTTTGGTTTGGTGCGTGTCTTTTTATCACCCTCGGAGAATACCCCTGTGATGGTAATTTCACCAGCGTCGTTCATTTTTTCGATTAGACTCTGTCCCCGATTATACGCATTTAATACATCTTCGGGGCTTTTGCCGCCGAGAATCTGAACATTACCAGATTTGGTTATATTGTATTTATAATCGCCTATGTACGCGTAGAAGAATGGACCAAGTTCAGGTTCATACCTCACATCAGTCATACCATATTCTCTAAATCGGGCAGCAGCCAAGCCAAGATTTTTAAAAACACCATTGAATCTAAACTGTGCACTGATATTGTTGTATTCAAATGGATTATATAAGAAAGCCTCTTGTTCCGTGTAACGACTAACGACGAATTTCCGAATTAGCTCCGGTTGAACACTTATGTTCGCACCAACAAATCCTCCAGAAAATCGAATTTTACCATTTCTGTATATATTAAACGTAACCTTATGTGATTCTATCCCATTAGAAATCCTTAATATTATCTGAGTACTGAAATAGTCCTTGTTTATGTTACCCTTGGGACCATAGTTTTTACTATGTGAATAACCCGTCTGAAATCGACCGTATATTCCCTTTATATCTAATGTGTCTATATAAAGACCTTCACCGATAAAGGTTTTATCGAGTGGTTTTTTTACTAGTATGTTTTTTATGTTTATACGGGGTTCTTTACCGAATCCACTGTTCACGTTGGCATTAAACATACCGATGTTTAGTTTACTCATTGAAAGTCGTGTAGGGGCAATATAATCTAATGAAGTATTGTTGAAATTTGCTTTACCTAATGCATTTTTGAATGCGTTTTCGTTTATATCACTGAACTCATTTTCAAGGGGGTCATTCTCAAATTCCTTAAACATACCTTCGTATCGTTTGTCATTGACGATATTCCTTTGGAGTGTATTAGGAACTTCTTGTCTCTTCAAAAGATTAAGTTCCACTTCACGGGGAACCTGGACATTTGGCGCACTCCTGGGTGGTGGCCACTGAAGTGATGGGCTACGCCTAGGACCCGTGGTCTCTATTCTGATGCCTGAGGTTTCCACGAATTCTCGAATTCCTCGACTCATTACTATTATGTACAGGTATTTTTTTTAAAACTCGTCTGTGAATCCGAGTGATTCTTCGATCACGTTAAGACCGTAAATGATGGGTTGCTTGGGGTACAATCGCCCCTTGTATGTGACCGATTCGTTCCTGACTTCAACATCTCTTGAACTGAATGGTCCAATGTAGAAATCGGGATGGAATTTATGCTTTCCAAGATTGTTTTCGTGGCAATGCTGATTGAACACCTGCACAAATAGCTTTTGAGGTACAAACATATCTTCACCAAACTCGATATTCGTAGACTCGAGGAAGTTTGTGAGTGTACTCGCAACCATAGCCACTTGCTTTTGGATGAGCTTGAAATAGTTAGGCACCACATTCCAAATATCTCTATCCCTGAATTTATTGGAATAATCTAGGTATCCACGCACACATTTGAGTAGAATAATAGGGAGCTCCTTCTCCAACTTCTTTTCAAGGTTTGGGTCTGCTTCCTGAACCTGTTTAGTAAAGTTCCATGGGAGAATACGACGCAGTACGGAACCAGAATTATCTTTCCAGTTTGGAATCTCATTTCCACCGAGTACCCCGGGTACCTTCCAATCCAGTGAAACCGCTATTTTGTTCTTGACTGCGATAGAAACCCTTTCACCTGATACGATGGACTGAAACTCAGCCTGTTCGAGTGCGAGGTCACCCTTAATCTCCGGTGCGATGAACATGAAACTGTCTTTCAAGGCTGACAGACCGAACTTCCTCTCAATGTTGTTCCCGAGTGTGCCTACGTCCTGACTTTCATAAAAACGCTTGAAAACATTGTTAATGAGTGTCGATTTACCAGACCTCGCGATACCCTTGAAAAATGGAATGACTTGCCAAGAATCAAGATCACCAACATCATAGCAGAGGCGTCCACCCATAACATAAGCCCAGTTACACACTTCGGGCTCGAACTTTTGGTAATGTAAAACCTTATCAAAGTGCGGTGTGGGGATATCTTGCCAATTTTCGAGATGGGAAAAGTCATCAAACTGCTGATCGAAATACTTACATGAGATGATAGTTGGGTCTAGGCACCGAAACTCCTTACTGTCGTATGGGTAAAAGCGAGAATCATAAACCCCGCGGTCAGGAATCCATTCCTTTCCAACAAAAACACCATTCTTAAATGACCATACATGACGCCTCTTTTCAATCTCGGGAAACTGTGGATCGATGCACTTAGAAATGTATTCAATCACATCCCTGTATACGGTTCCTCGACTGGTAAAGTTTTTCCAGTTTGAGAATTCATCATCTTTAGGCGCGATGTTACGGACAAAAGTCTGGATTTCCTGCTTCGCAACCCATGCCCGGGTGCAATACCCATCGATGGTCTTGATTTCTTCACAGCAAAAGTCTTTGTATCGTCGGTACCCAGATTTATACGCTTCATCGAGTGTATAGAGGAGACACTTTTGATACGGGGAACAATCATCAATCTCATCTTCGTCCATGGTGGAAGGGTCCGAACTTGAGGATACCTGTGGAACTGCCATTGGGTTGACAACACGCTCGTATGCTATGAAATGGCGTCTGATATTTTCATAACCATCTTTCAGCTGTTTGACGACGTTATTGACTCGTTTCCACAGTGTGATTCCATCACCGTTTACATCGTGAGATTCGATCTTGAGATCCCTGACCCGATTCTTCAAGTCAATGATAAAACGACGCTGTCGCTCTCGGATTCCCTTGATAGCCAGAATATCAATTCTTCCAGGAATGGGGTTATTGTTACTGTCCCAATTATCGGCGTGGATGAATTGCCTGTACCCCAACTCACGTGCATTTCTATAATCTTCAGTCTGAAGATCCCAGAAGATTTCAAACTTCCTCACAATTTCAATTATTTGGTCCTCATTCATCGATTGGATTTGCTCTTTTTGTAGCTCGGCCAGTGCTTCATACCTGTTCGGTTCCTTATCGATGAAGTGAGTGTCTTCCATGCTTACTCTTACTATGAATTTTTCTTTTAACTAAATTTTTAATCCTGAAGCTTGGCAAGAATCTTTATAAGGATTTTATTCTGTACCTGCATTTGGTTAGAAATCTCGACGAGAGCTGAACATACAGTGTCACCATCCTGTGTCGCCATGAGAGAAGTCATCAAACCTATGATGTCAGTCTCATCGTCCTCAAGGTCCTCAAGGTCCTCGATAATTTCCTGGTCATCTACCGATATCTCATCCTCAGTCTCATATTCGTCGGAGACGATTTCACCCTCTTCAAATTCTTCAGGCTGTGTGGACATTTGAATTAGACGGAGAAAAAGTAGACTGCGAAATTTCGCACATTCAACCAGAATTATTTTCTCTGCTTATAGTACAACAACTCTCAAAATGGCCGGTGGTCTTATGCAACTCGTGGCTTATGGTGCCCAGGACGTTTACCTGACTGGTAACCCTGAGGTAACTTTCTATCAGGCGAAATACAAGCGCCACACTAACTTCGCGATGGAGAACATCGAGCAGACCGTCAACGGTACTGCCGCCAACTCCGGTCGCGTCTCCGTCACCGTCGCCCGTAACGGTGATCTCGTCGGTGACATGTACCTCGAACTCGAGTCTGACATCGCCGCTACCGCCACCGCGGAGGCTGGTGACTGCAACTGGGTCGCCGAGCGTGCGGTTTCTTCCGTCGAATTATCGATTGGCGGACAAAGGATTGACAAGCACTACCAGAAGTGGTGGCGTCTGTACTCCGAGCTCTACCTCGATGAGGCCAAGAAGGCCACTTGGGGTAAGATGACTACCGCGGCTGATGGTTCCACTGTCTATTTGCCCCTAGTCTTTTTCTTTAACCGCAATCCCGGACTTTACCTCCCACTAATTGCTCTGCAGTACCATGAGGTGCGCATTGATATTGACCTCGCGTCCGATTTCACCACCTTCCTCAACGCGTCCGTCTTCAAGGTCTGGGCCAACTACGTCTACCTTGACACCGAGGAGCGTCGCCGATTCGCGCAGAAGGGCCACGAGTACCTCATTGAGCAGGTGCAGCACACCGGTACCGATACCGTTGACCCCGCCGCCACCAAGCAGGTCCGCCTCTCGTACAACCACCCCGTCAAGGAGCTCGTGTGGTGCTTCTCCAACACCGCCGCGAAGTCTTCCCTGTGGAACTTCACCAAGAACAACCTTGTCACCGAGGTTGCCCTCCAGTCCAACCCCTCCGACCAGACCCACGTTGATTCCAACTGCTACGTGCCCATCTCCAACCTCGGCACCCCTCTCTTCTCCACCGAGCTCTCCACCGCGGCTTACACCGAGGAAGCGTCCGGTCAGCTTGAGACCTTCAAGCTTGTCCTTAACGGTCAGGATCGCTTCAAGGAGCAGAAGGGTAAGTACTTCAACCAGGTCCAGGCGTACAACCATCACTCCGGCTGCCCCGCCCCCGGTGTGTACTCCTACTCCTTCGCGCTCAAGCCCGAGGAGCACCAGCCCACCGGCACTTGCAACTTCTCCCGCATCGATAACGCGCAGGTTGCCGTCAAGATGGCTGCCGGTACCGCGACTTCCATGCACATGTTCGCTACCAACTACAACGTCCTCCGCATCCAATCTGGTATGGGTGGCCTCGCTTTCTCCAACTAATTTGTTGGTCTCTGCCTTTTAGTAAATTAAATCAAAAAATCATTTTTAAATCACATCACTCATGAAATTTAAAAATGTAAGTAATATCATATGGAATTCACGTTTAAGGACACTCTCATGTTTTATCAAACATCTCTGCGTAATGTGGGATTATACACATCGATCTCATTAGCTCTGCTCGGTGTGTCTCGCTTTTACCGTGGGAAAGAGAACAAAGTTTATAACATCATCTTCATAATTCTTAGTATGATGGCCCTGTTTTTAGCGTTTTCTATTTTACGAAACCTCATTCGTCACGTGACACTCTTCAGGGATGGATTAAAGGATGAATCACAGAAGGCTATGATTAATGAATATTTGACTATTTCAAACGCACTCCAATATGTCTTGTTGACTGTCTCGGGACTTTCGGCGTATACATTGTATCGACAGGTTTAAAAGGGAGCGGGGTAATTAAGATATGATCAAAAAGATTCTTGAACTTTTTGTAAAAATTGAAAAACCTGTATTAGGTCGTTGGAATTTGAAGTCATGTAACGAAATTTCAACGTCTATTAATTCGATTTATCAGAATAGGGATCATTGTGGTGATACTATATGTAAAACTCCCAAGAAAGCTGTGGAGTATGTTAAAGTAGATTGTCCTCCCAATCCCAAAAAGTAAATTCACCCACGGGTATCGTGTGATCGCTCGTCACTAAACAGTGAAGAATATCATCCACCGTATCAAGCTTTTCAGCCTTTTCAAAATCTCTCACGGGAATGTACTTGTCACCACACTTTATGTGATGTGACCCAGTTACAAATACATTTTCCTCGAGTTCTTCACTATAAATTTTATAGAACGGATCTTCTTCACTCGACTTGATTTGCATAGTAGCTTGAACGATAGCCCCGTTTATGAGTGTGTCTCCTAGTTTAATGTATTTTAGTGGAACTATCTTACCGTCAGTGAGTTTAATGGGTGTATTTCCCGAGAAACACATCCATCTCGTTGCAGCCCGTGCCGCAGCCCGTGCCGCCCTAGCAGCAGCCTGTGCCGCCCTCCTTGCAGCCCTAGCAGCAGCCTCCGCCTGTTCCCTTGCCCACCTCGCGGCGGCAAGAGCTGCATCCCTTACGGCGTATGCAGCCTTTTTAATTTCTTCGAATGCTTTATTAAACAGTTCCGTGACCTTTTTTAAAGCAGCACCCGCGATCTGTCCAACCTTACGAATCGCGTCGTTTACCTTACGTTTAATATCATTGAAAATTTTTTCTCCCGTCCTCCCAATCTCGTTCACCATTTTCCGACCAGCCCCGGAAATATCACGAGTTACTTTAGTGACCGCACCGCCAATCGTTTTGATAACCTTTTTACCACCACGATCTATATCTCGTATAACCTTTTTACCACCCTTTTCTATTGTTTTTATGGCTTTTTTGGCACCTTTTGATATATCGCGGATCATTTTTTTAAGACCATCCTTCAGTTTTCGTATAACGTCTTCACCTGCTTTCTTTATCTTACCCCCTATACTTTGTATCATCTTCCACAGATCCTTTAACGCCTTGAATATCTCCTTCAGTATCCACATGAAGAATTTCTTAACTTTTCCGGGTAAGGTCTTTATCCAATTTCCAATCCATTTAAGAGGATCGAAATATTTATAGGCTCCGTACCCTGTGGCAGCCAGGGACGATGACAGCCCTAATAAAACAATAATATTGTAAAGCATATTATTGTTTTATTATTACAAAATATAAAAAAAACGACTATCATCTCATTCTAAACAATCTAGCGAATTGTTTCCGTGCCTCTCTGGCTCCCCTTGCCGGAGCATCTCTAACAGCTTTGGCACTTTGTCGACCCAGGTTTGAAATACCATTCTCCATCTCTTTCACGGCTCGTTTTCCTGAGTTGCCTATATCCTTAACAACTTTTTTACCTGCACCACCTATCTGTTTGATAACCTTTTTACCTGCACCAGTTATTTGTCCAGGAATTTTTTTGATCCCATTTCCAATATTCTTTATGATTCCAGTGAACGCTTTTTCAATCTTTTTGAACATGTCCGTAAACGCTTTTTCAATATCTTTAATAATTTTCTTCGCACCAGCGGCTATTTTTCTAGCTATACCTGAGACGAATTCCTTAATCTTATTGAATGCGTACTGAATAATGGCCCAAATATCCTTAAGAATTTTAAGTAACGCCTTCTTGATATCCTTGAGTGCATCGAATATCAATTTTATGAACAGGTTGAAAAGTTGCATGAGTTTCTTTGGTAAAAATTTAGTAAAGAACCATTTTAGTGTCTGTGTCGGTTTGAAATTATTATATACGACAAAAGTCGACGCCGCCAGGGACGAAGACTGTGCCATTACAATAGCCAGTCTGACTGATAAACTAGACATGCTATTTATAATAGACCACTAAAAAAAATCGTTAGAATTTTGATATTTGTTTACCGATTTCACTGACAACCTTTTTACCGGCACCTGCGACTTCTTTTATAGCCTTTTTACCGGCACCGGATACATCCCGAACAATCTTCTTACCTGTACCCGCCACTTGTCCAACCGCCTTTTTGCCAAAATTACCCACATCCTTGACAACCTTTTTACCTGCACCAGCTACTTGTCGAACAATCTTCTTACCAGCACCCGCAACATCCTTGACAACCTTTTTCCCTGTATTTTTTACCTTGTTAACCGCATCCTTTACGAACTTTTCAATTTTTTTGACGATATTCTTGACAATTTTGGCAATCTTATTACCTATATTCTTTGCAAATTTGGCTACGTCTTTTACCGCTTTCAGTAAACCCTTGATGGCTTCCTTGAAAAGCCATTGAAAGAAAACCAGAGGGTTATACTTATAAAGTGAATAACATAGCGACATCGACGACGAAGATTTCATACAAAATAATGTACATATTGGTACGAGCAACGAGCCGATCATACTCTTACTTTTCACAGAGAAAAATATTCTCAACGTAAAATTTTTTCAAGAGTTGTAGATCTTGGGACCCTAATACCGAAGGGAGCCATAAGTGACCTGAGAGCTCCTGTGACAATCTTGAATAAGTTGTAATTGAAACTCGCATATACCGATCCGGCGCAACATCCTATGAGACATATCCATCCCATTAATATACTACCGATCAGTTGAAGTATCATACATTCTTCTGAGAAAATAATATAAAAGAATACCGTTATATATAGGTATGTATGAGATTTACACCGATGGGAGCTCTTTGGGAAATCCTGGACCTTCTGGCTGGGGTGTGGTCAGTGATAGTTTTAAGCTTAGTGCTGGACAACCTAATTCAACAAATAATCGGATGGAGATGACAGCTATTTTGCGAGCTCTTGAAGAGTGTGTGAAGAGAGATATTCAAGAGGTGCGTATATTTACGGATAGTAACTACGTGAAACAAGGAATAAATTCATGGATTATAAAATGGAAACAAAATGGGTGGATGACATCTGCGGGTGCACCCGTAA